TATTAACAACAAACAATCCAAAGACTATAAAAGGTTTCAAGAAGTATAACAATATACTTACAGCTATCATGCACTTGCGACCTGTTAGTACAAAGATATGTCCATTTCAGGATATAGCATCTTGTAAGACTGCGTGTCTTAACACAGCAGGAAGAGGTGGTATCTTTAAGAAAGGAGAAGATACCAATAGAATACAAGATGCTAGACAGCGTAGAACTGATATGTATTTGGAAGACTATGATAACTTCATGGAATTATTACATACAGAAATGACAAGGTTTATAAACTACTGCAACAAGAAGGATATAACACCAGCATTTAGATTGAATGGTACAAGTGATATACAATGGGAACACAAACTATACAAAGGTAAGACTATGTTTGAACACTTCCCAGATATACAGTTCTATGATTATACTAAGATACCTACAAGAAAAGTATCTCATATCAAGAACTATCATTTGACATGGTCATACTCGGAAGCCAATGCAAAGTATACAGCATGGTATGATAAGATAGCATACAACATAGCAGTAGTATTCAATGGTGTTCTTCCTATATATTTCAAGGGTAGGGAAGTAGTAGATGGAGATGAAACAGATTTAAGATTTTTAGATAAAGACAATGTTATTGTTGGTCTGAAAGCAAAAGGTAAAGCTAGACATGATATGTCAGGCTTTGTAATACATGTTTAATGTATTTACAAGGGCAGAAATACACAAAGAAACAAGTTTTAAATAAGTTTCCTAGTGTGAGTAGTCTGAAAAGGTATATAAAGTAGATGACAAGTTCCTGAACTTTATATCTGATTAGTGCAAAGGTTATAAACTTTGTCAATGAGTAGCTCTCAAACTATGTGGCTACCTGTCCTTTTAAGTATATTAATTTTTATATAAGGAGATAACAATGAAACTTAAACAAGCATTAAAAATACAAGAAGTATTAGGTAATAAAATACCTGTTGACATGGCAGAGAAATGGGTGTATCATAGTGATAGTCGTGATGAATGGGTAGACATCATGGAACTAGATATAATCCATGCGATTAGAATTATAAGAAAATATTATGGAGAAATGGAGGGATAAAGATATGAAAACTTTTAAAGAGTTCAAAAGAAAATGGGCAGAAGAAGAAGCCTATGATGATGTTAATAGTTATGATGCTGAAGAATTTGTTGTGTCTGTACTATCAAATTATTATTTAAAACAGATGCCTAATAATAAAAAAGAATTTGGCGAATGGCTTATAAATGAAAAAGGTTATAGCGAAGAAGATGTTGAGTATTATTTAGAGGAGGTATATAATGAGCAACCAACACAATGAAAAAGAATTTGAAAAGATAATGCAAGAGGTAGAGGAACTTGATAAACAAGGAGAACTAGAAGAACACGTAAGTTTTATTTCTGAGATATATAATTTACATGAAGATGATGATAGAGAAGATATACTATTCTTTATTGCAGAAAATATATTTGAAACTGGGAGGTTATAATAATGAAAGGAATATTAATAAATCCATTTGATGAAACAGTCAAAGAGGTAAACATACTAGGAAATATAGAGGACATATATTTATTAACAGAGTGTAGCACATTTGATGTTGTAGCACTTTCAAATAAAGATGATTTATATGTTGATGATGAAGGACTATTAAAAGATAATAGATACTTTACTATTTATGGTAAACCTATAGCAGGTAGAGGTCTTATAATGAGTCATGATGTTGAAGGTAATAGTGTTTCTACAACTTTATCTTTACAAGAGATAAAAGATGTGGTAGAATGGTTACCTGAAGGACACAGAGAAACACCTTACATGGAATTTAAAGCATGGAAGTAGAAAAAAAAACAGCAGACTGGTATATAAAATGGATTGCTAGTTGCTTTATAATACTAGCAATTTGTTTTAGGTCTGTTCAAAACTTTCCTGAAATAGATTTAGTGTTAAGTTTTATTGGTTGTTTTATGTGGACTATAGTAGGATTGATGTGGAACGATAGAGCATTGATAGTATTAAATGCAGTAGCAACTTTTGTATTACTTACAGGATTAATTAAATTATTTATAGGAGTTTAGTGTGAACGCAAAACAAATTAAAAAACTTAGGAAGCTAGTCAAACCTATACAGGTTGAGTGGTTGAAGGAACTATTGCCTGAAGACCAAGCAAAAGATATTAATATAGGCAATGTTGAGGGACTACTTCCTGAACAGACACATGCTTTTGGTCAAGGACAATTACATATGTCATACATGACAGACAAATGGATAATGAAATATTTAAAACAATATCCAAACATAACAACATACAAAGAACTAATGGAGATATCAAATAATGGATGAGTATATAATAGATGTAGTAATTAATGGAAAACCAGATAGTCTTAAGACTTGGTGTGGCTCTGTATATTCTGCTGTAGATAGCATGATAGGTATAGACATGGTTGAGGACATTAAAACTATAACAAGAAGTTTAGACGGTAAAATATGGGATGTTAAAGATATGGACATTGATTACTTAAGAAACTTAAAAGAAAACATAGATGATAATGTATTGTCTGATGCTTTCAAAACAATAGAGGACTTAACTCATGACTCAACACATTGATAGAGTGCAAAAACAAAAAGAAAAATTAGAACAAGAAAGACTTGATAACTCTATCAAATTTATAGAGGTTAGATTTGAAGAGGGTAAATGGACAACAGAAACTACAGGATATAATAGTGGTAGAGTTGTTATTAAATATAATGATAAAAGAAAAAAGGAGAAAATAAAATATGAAATTTGATATAAAAGATGTGATGTATTTAGGAATGATTTTAGCATTACTTATTGCTTTAATTGGTTTGAATATTCAATATAAACAAGATTCTTTTAGTAGAATAACAAAATGTTTTGCAGATGTGGTAGAAGAACCTGAATTTTGTGAATCATTTTATGAAAAACATAGGTAATAATTATGGCATTAAAACACAAAGTAATACAAAGTATAGACCATACTAAAAAGTGTACCTCACAGGGAACAGGAGGTCGTTCTAGAGGTGTTAAAATATCAACAGCTCACATGAATAAACATAAACGAAGAAGTTATAAAGCATATAAAGGACAAGGAAGATGAAAGCAATTTTAACTAAAGAAGAGTACAAAGAATTTACAGAAAGTGTGGACTTATTAAAAATAAAACATGATATAGATATACCACATACTGTTGAAACAAAAGAAGATAAATTTCTAATAACACTATTAGAAGATATAGATGAAAATTATTTAGATAATCTTTTAGAAAACACTTGACATTGAGTGAGTATTGGTGTATGATGTGCAACATGACATCGAGCAACCAAAGAACTTTAAGCCCTCTATCTCCAAATGTAAACTATTTGGTTTGGCTTCAGTCCATGACTCCGAGAGTAGTCAGCTCTAAACTCTCTCAATTTTTAACGAACTATTAACTAAACCGTAGGAGGTAAATATGATAGTAGAAGGAACTGCGTATTGGGCAAGTATTAAAGAGCCTAACACGACATTTGAACCAATGTACACAGTCAACTTAGTTGTTGATGAAGAGATAGCAAATGACTTTGCTTCTCGTGGACATAACATTAAGCAGATGGATGAAGGGTCTGCTATAGTAATTAAACGTAAAGTTAATGGACCAAATGGTATGGTCAGAACTGCACCTAGATTACTAGACCAAAACAAACAGGAAGTTAATCTTGCTGTAGGTAATGGCTCTAAAATTAGAGTCCAATATAATGAATACGATTGGGAGTATGCAGGTAAAGCAGGAAAAGGTCTTGACTTACAAGCTGTTCAAATTGTAGACCTCATAGAATACAAAGCTCAAGACGGCTCTGAATTCTTTGATGAAGACGAGGAATTTTAATATGGTAATAACTATTAAAAATGATAAAGGTGAATCAGTCTATGATGTATCTAAGATTGAAGACGAGCAGAGAAAAGCAGGTGCTAGTATATCTATCAGTAAGATAGGTACACTTAACGTGTTAGTTGAAGCTCTTAGCTTTGCCTCGCAAGGGCATCAGAATAATCTTGAAGCTGTGCTAAAAGAAAGTCCTGAAGCTATGGTGGAAACACCGACTGAAGATAAAGAAGAAACTTCGAGTGAAGATGATTCTTTAAACGAAGTATCTTAATAAACTCGGCTAGGTGTAAAAGCCTAGCCACACTTTTAATGGAGATAGAATGGAACAAGAAAGAACTCAATTTATTAAACATAAATTACCCTGCCCTAAATGTAGTAGTAGTGATGCTGTATCTCTGAATGAGAATGGTTCTGCTAAATGCTTTAGTTGTAATACATTCTTTACAGATTATGAGAATGAATCAACAGGAAAGGTAATTGAAATGACAAGTAAACCAAAACCAGATAACACATTTCTTACATCATACACTGGTGCTTATGGTGCTTTAACTGACAGAGGTATCTCTGAAAATACAGCAACTAAGTTCGGTGTTAAAATGGTAAAGGATAGAAACAATAATGTTACTCAACACATCTACCCATACTTTAATGGTAGTGAGATTGTTGGTACTAAAACAAGATTTGTATCTAACAAAAACTTTGCATGTAATGGTACATTTGAAAACACAGGTTTATTTGGAGAGCAACTGTATGGAAATACAGGTGGTAAGTACTTGACTATTACCGAAGGAGAGTGTGATGCTATGGCAGTACATGAACTCTTTCAAGGTAAGTGGTCAGTAGTATCTTTAAAGCGTGGAGCTTCGGCTGCTGTTAAAGATATACGAGAGAGTATAGAATTTGTAGAATCATTTGACAATGTAGTTCTATGTTTTGATAATGACAAGGCAGGTAAACAAGCAGCTAAAGCTGTAGCTAAAATACTAAAGCCTAACAAAACTAGAATCATGTCATTTCCAAATGGATTCAAAGATGCAAATGAAATGCTTAAACAAAAGAAATTCCAAGAGTTTACTCAGGCTTGGTGGAATGCTAAGACATATACACCTTCAGGAATCATGGAGCTATCATCACAAAAAGGCGATTGGTTACATAGAGAAGAGAAGGAAAGTATTGCATATCCATGGGAAGGCTTGAACAAGAAACTATATGGTATGCGTAAAGGAGAACTTGTTACCCTTACAGGTGGCACAGGTCTTGGTAAGTCTAGTGTTACTAGAGAGCTAGAGCATTGGCTTATCAAAAATACAAAAGACAATGTAGGTATTGTAGCACTTGAAGAGAATTGGTTAAGAACTGCTGACGGTATTTTATCTATTGAAGCTAACGATAGAATATATTTATCAGAGAAACGTAAGAATTATACAGACGATGACCTATTGGGTTTGTTTGATAAGGCTATACCTAAAGGCAGAGTATTCATTCATTCTCATTTAGGTGCTACTGACATTGATGATATCTTTGCCAAGCTTAGATATATTATTGTAGGTTGTGAATGTAAATGGGTTATAGTTGACCACTTACATATGCTTGTTAATGTACTCCATGAAGGAGACGAGAGACGAGGTATTGATATGCTTATGAATAAATTACGTAGTCTTGTAGAAGAGACAGGTGTTGGTATGATATTAGTATCTCATCTTAGAAGAGCAGCAGGAGATAAAGGACATGAACAAGGAATAGAAGTTTCTTTATCTCATCTTAAAGGCTCACAAGGTATAGCTCAACTATCAGATTCTGTAATTGCATTAGAGAGAAATCAACAAGCAACTAATCCTGAAGAAGCTAATACAACTAAGGTTCGTGTACTAAAATCTAGGTATACAGGAGACACAGGATTAGCTTGTGGTCTTAGATATAATACTGATACTGGTAGATTATTTGAAGTATCAGAAGAGGAGACATTTGACAATGAGCAATTTTAAATTAGTATTTGATATAGAAGCTGACGGACTAGACCCTAATAATGTGTGGTGTATTGTAGCTAAAGAAGTATCAGGAGATATATATAAGTTTGACAATACTCAAATAGAAGAAGGCATTAAGTTTTTACAAACTGCTGATACATTAATAGGTCATAACATTATAGGCTATGACATTCCTGTATTAGAAAAGTTATATGGTGCTAAGTTTGATTGTAGTATTGAAGACACACTAGTAATGTCAAGGTTATTTAATCCTGTTCGTGAGAATGGACATAGTTTAAAAGCTTGGGGTTGGCGTGTTGGTTCTTTAAAACAAGAACAACCTGAAACCTTTGATGAATATACACCTGCTATGTTAGAATATTGTGTTCAAGATGTTAAGTTAAATGAATCTGTATATCATTATCTATTAAAAGAAGGTAATATATTTAGTAAAGAATCTATTAAACTTGAACATGATGTAGCTAAGATAATGAAAGAACAAGAAAAGACTGGGTTCTTTTTTAATACTAAACAAGCTATGGAATTATTAGCTGAACTTAAAGCAAAGCAACTTGCTGTTGAAGATGAAGTTCATAATACATTTAAACCTAAACTAGTTGATGATAAATTAGTTACACCTTATGTTAGAAAAGACGGACAGTTATCTAAGCGTGGTTTAACTGATGAAGAATATAATAGATGTTTAACTACAGAAAATGTTAAACCATTTACTAGACAAAAACTAGTAGACTTTAATCTTGGTAGTCGTAAACAAATAGGAGAATATCTTATTGACTTTGGTTGGAAGCCTGTAAAATTTACACCTACAGGTCAGCCTATTGTTGATGAAGGTACTTTGAAAAAGATTAAACATATCCGTGAAGCTAAGTTAATTGCAGACTTTTTACTATATCAAAAGAGGATTGCTCAAGTAACATCATGGATAGATGAACTCAAAGAAGATAGAGTACATGGTAGTGTAATACCTAATGGTACTATTACAGGTAGAATGACACATAGAAATCCTAACATGGCACAAGTACCTAATGCAGGTAGCCCATATGGTAAAGAGTGTCGTTCATGTTGGACTGTACCTAAAGGAAGAAAGCTTGTAGGTATAGATGCTAGTGGATTAGAACTTAGAATGTTAGCTCACTACATGAATGACCCTGATTATATTGAAGAAGTAATTAATGGGGATATACATACTACTAATCAAAATCTTGCAGGTCTAAAGACAAGAGACCAAGCTAAGACTTTTATATATGCTTTAGTTTATGGTGCAGGGGATGCTAAGATAGGTAGTGTAGCAGGTGGTGGATTAAAGAAAGGTAAAGAATTAAAACAAACTTTCTTTGAGAACTTGCCTTCATTAAAAATACTAAAAGAAAAAGTACAGAAAGCTTCTGAACGAGGATTCTTAAAAGGATTAGATGGACGAAAGATATATGTGCGTAGTCAACATGCTGCACTTAATACTTTGTTACAAGGTGGTGGTGCAATAGCAATGAAGAAAGCTATGTGTTTCTTACAATGTTTAATAAAACTAAATGATATAGATGCTAAATTTGTAGCTAACATTCATGACGAATGGCAGATAGAAGTACCTGAAAAACAAGCTGATTATGTAGGAGAACTAGGAGTTAAGGCTATAGAACAAGCATCAGAACATTTTAAAATGCGTTGTCCTTTAACAGGAGAATACAAAATAGGAGAGAATTGGTATGAAACACACTAAAGAACATTCAACAAATAGAAAGGGAGACCTTGCAGAATTTTATGCAGTCACTTGGTTATGGGATAATGGCTATGAAGTATTTAAAAACTG